AAGTAGAGGACTATTTATCACTTAGGGGATTTACAAAGCCCACATGGGAGCGTAGGGGAGTAGGAGAAGTAGATGGTGCAATAGCATTTCCTTACTACGTGGATTCGGAAATGGTCTTGATGAAGTTTAGAAAACCCGAGAAGTACGATGGTAATGGGCAAAAGGCATGGCGAGAAAAAGGTGGCCAATCAGTCTTATGGGGAATGGACCTCTGTACTTTAGAAAATCCCTTAGTAATTGTAGAAGGCGAAATGGATGCGCTGGCTCTAGACGAAGCAGGAGTGCCAAACGTGGTAAGTGTTCCGAGTGGATCACAGGACCTAAGCTGGATAGAGAATTGCTGGGATTGGCTAGAGAAGTTCGACAAGGTGATTATTTGGGGAGATAACGACGATCCAGGAAAGCAAATGGTCAGAGACATTGTCCCAAAGATAGGATCTTGGAAGTGTTTCGTAGTGGATACACAGCACAAGGACGCAAATATTAGCTTGGTTAAGGATGGCAAAGAAAAAACCGCAAAGTTTGTTAATGACGCAAAAGGGATACCGGTTGATGGATTGATAGACCTAGCAGACGTAGTGCCAATTGATCTAGCCAATGTAGAACGAGCTTGTTCTGGAATACCTGCAATAGCACATTCAATAGGTGACTTCCTTATGGGTGAACTATCCATATGGACAGGAAAGAATGGCCAAGGGAAATCAACATTCTTAGGACAGATGATGATTGAAACAATTAATGAAGGTAAGTCAGTATGTGCCTACAGTGGAGAGTTAAGGGCAGACCGTTTTCAATACTGGGTTAATCTCCAAGCAGCAGGAAAGAAAAATATAGAGTACTTCTACGACAGAGTGAAGGATAAAAAAATTGGATTTCTACAGAAGGAAATAACGGAGAAAATCAAAGAGTGGTATCGAGGAAAGTTCTGGCTTTATGACAACAACATGAATGCAGAGAACAGCGAAGAGACAGGAATAATTAAGCTCTTCACATATGCAGCAAGAAAATACGATTGTAAAGTTTTCCTAGTAGATAACCTTATGACCTCTAACTTTGATAGTGGTAAATCAGAAAGTGATTACTACAGGGCGCAATCTAAATTCGTAGGTGAGCTTATACACTTCGCTAAAACCTACAACGTACACGTTCACCTGGTGGCTCACCCAAAGAAAACAAGAGGTAAGTTGGAGAAGGAAGATATTTCAGGAACAGGAGACATTACAAACCGTGCAGACAATGTTTTCTCAGTAGAAAGGGTGGAAGATCCGGCATTAGGTTGTGACACAATCGTGAGCATCTTGAAAAACAGAAGCGAAGGAGTACAAAACCTAGAAATAGGATTGAGCTTTGACGCAGACAGCAAAAGATTCTGGCAGCCATCAGACCCACTAAAGAGCAACAAAAAATATGGTTGGGAACATATAGCAGACGGGGAAATAGAAGCACAGGAAGTATGCCCATTTTAATAAAGGGGGATTACATGATGAAAACATATATACAGGAAGATCACGCAAAGCTTAGCGAGGAAATGGAAAATGCTAGAGAATGGATGTCACGCCCAGAACGTACAAAAATGGAATTTGAATTACATTACGCATCGTATAAAAAGCTTGTTGACAAGATAACACAGATGGAAAAAATAATGTGGGAACCTATGCCGTGGTAACTATCCAGCAGGAACACGATCAGCTTGAAGCAAAGGTAAGGAACGCTATGGAGTGGCTAGACACACCAGGACGCGACAAGAAAGAAATAGATAAGTGGATAAATAACTACAAAACCATGTTTGACAAACTAACTCAACTAGAAAGGATGAGGCGAAACGGAAATGTCAGACGCTGAGTTTGCAAAGATTGTGAAGAAAGTAATTAGGCTAATAGCTGAGAAAGATCCAATAGAACACGCGAAAATAGCGAAGGAGTGAGAATATGGCTAAAATGATAGATCCAGTATGGATAACAGCACTATGGGAGAACGGACTTATGGATAAGCAAATAGGGGAGCAAATGAACCGATCAGCAAGTTCAATAAAGCAATGGAGACAGAGACACGGTATGGCAAGCAATAGGGACATATTCAAATGGGTCCGGCCAGAGCATGAACACGATAAGAATCAAGCGATAAGGGAGGTTAGATGATTGAACAGCGACAAGATCATATTGGATTTAGCCGGAGGTACTGGTAGCTGGTCTGCTCCATACAAAAAACAGGGCTATGATGTTCGGCTTATAACACTACCAGAACACGACCTATTCACCTACGAACCACCACCCAACGTATACGGCATACTAGCAGCGCCAACCTGCACACACTTTTCGCTATGCAGGACAAACGCCAAGCATCCCAGGAACCTAGAGAGCTCAATGAAATTAGTTAAAAGATGCCTAGAGATAATATGGCAACAACAATACACTCTGACAAACAAAAATAGCAAACTAACAACACTAAAGTTTTGGGCCTTAGAGAATCCCCGGGGATTCCTCAAATACTTCCTTGGTAATCCTCCGCTCGAATTCACACCCTCAGACTATGGCGACAACTACAAAAAGAGAACCCAAATATGGGGGAACTACAATATGCCAATAAAAACGCCAATTGAATGTACAACAGGAAAGTTTGATAAGACACTGCTTGAGGATCTTCCGGAGCTACCGAAAGGGTTCGTATATAACAAGGGCTGCGGATTAGATAAGCGACAAGTACGGAGAAGCATAACGCCACAGGGATTCGCGCAAGCGTTTTACAAAGCCAATAGATAAAGAAGGAGAAAAACAACATGGCAAAAGTAATCGACGAAAAAACAGCAGAAAAGCACTGGAGAAACGGCCTTATCGACAATGAAATAGAAAAAGAAATGAAATTACAACACGGAAAAATAGGAGCATGGAGAAGGAAAAATGGCTTACCAAGCAATGCAGGAATTAGAAATTGGGACGATGGGACCAAGGGGACTGGTAGAGAGTATAAACCTAAGGAGCAACAAAATGAAAAATAAATATGAAATTAGAGGTAATACAGTGGTTATATACCTTCACCGTCGAGATGGAATAGATATAGAAACGGTAATAGACAGAGAAGATTTACAAAAAGCACAGGAATTCAAAGGAGCGTGGTATGCAAACTGGGCTAATAAGAAAACATTCTACGTTCATGGAACAACTATGGTAGATGGAAAATACGCAAAGATACATTTTCATAGGTGGATAATGGACTGTCCGGACGGTCTGCACGTTGACCACATAAACCACGACACACTCAACAATAAAAGAGAAAACCTTAGAAACGTAACACGCACAATAAACAACCAAAATAAAACAGAAAAAGTTAATAGTTCTGGTTTTAGTGGCGTATCGTGGCATAAACACACAGGAAAATGGCAATCGCGCATCATGGTTAATAAGAATAATATTTATCTTGGATTATTTAGCGATATAAAAGAAGCTGGAGAGGCGGCCAGAAAGGCAAGGATTGAGTTAATGCCGGGGTATGTAAATAACAATTGGGACGATGGTGAACGAAGTGGGAATGTGACAAGGGTGGTGGGGTGATGGCATACCAATTTTACGTCACTCCTGAACAATATCACGCTGCAAAACAAAATGGCATTAGCGAGCGCCTAGTAACCGAGCGAGTCAGGACAAACGGTTGGAGCGTAGAGAAAGCCATCACACAACCCACTAGAAAAAGCAATAAATATGGCCATTGGTTAGAGGTAGCGAAAGAGAACAACGTCACACTATGCGTATTCTACAGCCGAGTAAGTAGGCAAGGAATGACGATGGAGGAAGCAGCCACAACACCAATTATGCAGAGAAAAGACATCATCGAGCAAATGGCCGTAAAGAAGCGAAAGGAAGTATACAACGCAGAGAACATTGAGAAAGCAAAGTCAAACGGAGTAACTTATAGGGCGCTGCAATGGAGATTAATGCACGGATGGACGGTAGCGGATGCCATAGGGACGAAGAAGCTAACGCCGGAGCAAGTTGCACAAAGAGCTGTAGCAAAGTCTTACTGGAAGTTGGGACCAAGCATATTCGATAAGAAAGAGGTAATAGCATGAAATCGATCTACAAAATCCGAGAAGCCGGAAGGGAATACTGCCAGACTGAGGGATCACAACACTATAAAAGCCAAAACGTCATTGAGCCTATGGATCTAATCATAGCCAAGGGATTAGCGGAGGACTTCTGTTTAGCTAACATTATTAAGTATGCGAGTAGGTTCAAGAAAACGCAGAACTTGGAGGACTTGCGCAAAATATCAGACTACAGCCATATACTTTGCGGAACAAAACTAACAGAGAAGAGATGTATGGGGGTTGACCCATTAGACGCACTTGCCACTCAGAGGAGCCAGAAACGTCCTCTAAGCGACGCAGAGATATTATTGATACATTCATCCTTTGACAAATAGAAAGGAGCTTAGAACATGCATATAGTAATCCCTGGTAGACCCATACCAGCGGTTAGAATGACGCAAAAAACTCTCTGGAAGAAATCAGCGAAAAGATACTTAGCTTATAAAGAAATGATAGGAACAATAGCGCAACAACACTGTAGGGAGCCAAGTAAGGGAAATGTTAGCGCAAGGGTAACGGTTTATCTCTCAGGGGTAACCACATCAATGGGAAACGATGGAGACATTGACAACTACTTAAAGTCAGCACTAGACGGATTGAATAAGATTGCTTATGTAGACGACCGACAAGTTACATGGGCTACGGTGACAAAGATACCCTGTCATAAAGACGATCAGAGAATGGAGATAGAAATAGTTTAAGTGCAAGTAAAAAGCAATAACGACAGGAGAATATAGATAGAAAAGGGGTAGTTTGAATGTCCCTTAAACAATCAAAATGGAAGAGAAAACACGTCCCAATCGTCTACAAGTTCGAGGAACAAGCAGAGAAAACAAGAGAACAAAACGACTTGTTTTGGGATAGCCTCAGTTTGCCGAAGAAGTCAGGACGCAGACAACAGAAACATAGAAAAGGAAAAGCTTCAACAACACAAACAGTAGCGTATGCACAGGTAGATAAG